TAGTCCTTCAGCGTGTCCTGTGACTGCAAGAAAGTCTGTAGCGAAGCCTTTGCCTCATCAAAGTCAAGACCAACAATATTAAAACTGTTCGAATTAGACATCAGCGCACCCTTTCTAGGACAACCGTGATTCTATCTTGTTTGCCAACGGCTTGTATGGCGTATTCCACCACAACCGTATAGTAGTTTTCGTTTGGACTTGCAGTTACATCCACCACCACCTGACCCACTCGTGGCTCGTGATTGCGGATAGTCATTAGAATTCTGTCGTGAATTTCCATTGTGGTAATGGCATCAATGGGTTCAAACAGCAGTGAGCGCAGCGATCCACCAATGGTGGGTTGAAACAACCGTTCACCGAAAGCGGTGGACATCAAATTGCGTATAGATGTGCGGACAGCCAAATCATCCCTGATGATGAGCAGATCACCTGTCTTGGGATTCTTTGTAAAGGTGGGATCTATATCGGTAAATATAGGTTTCCCGCTGCCTGTGATCTGTAGTGCCATTAGTTGTGTTCTACTTTATATGAAAGGTGTGTGTTTATTTGGTGGACGCTGCTGTCAATTACTTCTTCTAGGGTTTTTTGCTTTATTCCCTCTGCCTCAATTTCATCTAGTTGGTCTGCCCCACACCAATGGCAGCACAAGAACCCAAGTGGAGTCAGTCCATCAGCGCATCGTAAAGGGGTTATGCTAAAGAATTCCACATTATTTATCTCAAGTCCAGAACGAAAAGACGATGGGGGCAGCGTACTTACTGATATAATTTTACTTGCAGACTCATCCATGACCCGAATTATATCAACATAACGAGTCAACAGCACATCCTGTGACTCCAATATCATGCTGATGATTCCTGATACACACGATTCGTGAGTAACAGAAAACCGCTTGATTGATGTGCCGTCTGAAAAATTACCACCATTGTGGAATTGAAATACTAGGCAACGGGATGCCCGAACCGTTACCCGTAGTTCGGTGAGCAGTTCGTGTATTTGGCTGTGGCGATGAACAAACTTCTGTTCTTTTAACAAAGACCACTTGAGTGAAATCTTCTTTCGCCGAATCACTCCAACTATACCCAAAACCAAACCCACAGCAAAAACACCCGCAGACTCCCCTATGGTTACCCAGATATCTCTAGCCGCTGATATATTTTCGGAACTAAGCATCATCGGTTGCTAGTGCCTCCACCGCCAAAGCCAGCGTTACTAACAGCATTTAAAAATTCAGGACTAACTAGACTGCCGTTCAGAGTACCTCCAAGTTTAAAACACGGATCAGTACTAGCCTGATTAATCAGGTTTGCAAGGGAGTTAATACTTGTATACTTTGCAATAAACGCTGCTGCTTCTGCCTGTGCTGCTGCGGCATCAGCCATTATGCCATTTAATTTACTGTTTGCTTCGTCTATTGCCGCAAATGCACTATCCAATCCCGACTGCAAATCCCGTACCTTGTCAGCAAGATCTGATCCTGACCCATCACTAAATTTATTCAAGACCTTTTCAATATCAATATTGGCATTCACTGCATAGTCAATGGAAAATTGTCCGTTGTTGTTCACCACATTCAATCCCACTCCAATATCAATTCCCTCAATTCCGAGAGCGCAATTCAATTCCGCAAACAGGCTCATAGAACTAATAATACTAGTCAGATATCGAGGCTCAGTAAAGCGAGCAGATTCGGCGGCAAATCTATCAATAATACCTGCTTGTGAATCCAAAGAATTCTTCATGCGCTGAAGGGAAGGGGCTGCACCATACAACGCACTCAGCGGATCAGTCTGAGCAGTTGTAATCAAATCAGCCAAGCGATTACCATTCCTGCCACCAAGTTGTCGGGCAAGTCCTGCTGCTGCTGCGTTGGGATCGTTCAACATAGCCTGGCTCAAGCCAAAGTTAAGTACTCCCTTTTCGCCGTCAGTTAATTTTTGCTTGCATGGACACTCTAGATCTGCCATAGATTACCCCACAAAAAAAGTACTTGATCCAGTAGGCGGATGCCCACAACTTGCCTGACTAGCAACCGTACACACGGGAATACCACCTACTACAAAATTTGGATTTCCTTGTATCATGATAGCGTTATCGTGATTATTTAGTCCATGATCCTCAACAGGATTTCCTTCAACCGCCACAGGAAATCCATCAACGAAAAAGTAGGGATTCCCCTCTAATATCATTCCCTCTGCTGTATCTAGATTGGCTCTGCATACTCCAAAACCTGCCATATCAACTCCTTATGAATAAGATCCACCATCAACTGCACCTGTAAGACCACCAACACCATCACCTAATACTAAAAACCCAGAATTTGCGTCTTCAGGAATGTATCCTGATGTGGTTTTAACATTGCACACATACGAAACACCATTTCGCTCAACAACATCACCATACACATACACGGTATAGGTTGATGTGCCTTCCACATACTTACGGTGTTTTCCCAAATAATTCATAGCCATTACCCACCACCCTTAACATTAACACGCTTGGGCTTCAGAACAGGTTCGCCAGAGTTAACTTCAATGCGCTTGCCCTGCTGCATCACCATGACATTGCTGTCAGTAATAAAGGATATCGTGCGTCCTGAGAAACCAATGTCGCCGTCTGCGTAGAACTCAATAGTCTTACCCGAAGCCTTGAGACTGCCTTCAATCTGAAGATTCACATTATCGTTTGCAAGAATATTTGTGTTTCCATTAATCTGAATATTGCCTCCACCATTAATAGTCAGATTCATAGCCCCATCAATCACCAAGTTTAATCCTGCACCGCCCTTGATATACACCTTCTTGTTGCCGTGAACAATCTCGTAATCGTCTCCCACGATGCGCTGTACACGAGTGCCATCAGGATTGGAGTTCCACCCGTTTCCTACTTCAGTAAATGTTCCCGACTTATGGAATTGATGAATTCGTTCTGCGCCTGTGGTATCGTCAAATTCCTCCACATGACCACTTTCGGTGTACCGTACATGGTTCTTTGGGTACTGTGCTGCATACGGAGTAGGCGGTTCTGCCCAAGTAAATCCACCAGCCATTGTTGGTGTGCTGTATACTTCTGCCTGAACCGTTTGAGTTTTATATGCAGCCACCGTGGATTTCATCTGATCCGCATCATTGTTTCTGGCTAGACGATTGGTGTCTTGTTCTCCCACAACAGATACGCCAAGAGGAAAAACCTTTGCCAAAACATCCGAAGCCTTTGCAGGATATTTTCCAGATGGGTCGTGGAATCCTTTGGTTGTGTCTGCTACACTAACAGGAACACCACCAAACGAACCAATCATTACAGGATCTTGGGCTTCATCTCCATCTCTATAAAATCCAAACACATGGGATCCAACCAACAGACCCGTTGGAGACTCACCAATTCCCGACAGAGCAGCGGAAGTAAGTGGCTGCATGGGATAAGCCCACGGCAGAGCCTCTGTTGGCAATTCGCTTTTGCTGTCCACATGAAATCCAAAAACACGAACACGACAACGCCCAAGGAATAGAGGATCCGCAGTGTCTTCTACAACACCGTGCCACCACACAAATCCTTCTCGTCCTAGAAATCCCTTCATTACACCCCCATGCAGTTTCGTGAAAGTTCAAGTTTGCAAGTGTACATCTTTGCCAAACTGTGTTTTATACTTGTTACCATGTACTGACCGCTAATATTTGCGTCTTGCTTGTCGAACTGTAGATGTGCATCAGACTGTATCTTTGGAACACTAATGTCAACAATATCTCCAACTCTGCGCCGACTGTCTCCAAATATCTCAATAACAATCTTCTGCGTTAAGAATGTACTCATATGATACCTACGCTTCATGTATAAAGACTCTACCTGCGTATTATCAATAATAGAATTACTTGTATTATATACTGTGTATGGAGTGGAGGGCAAATACACATATGATGCTCCCTTTTTATACAGACGATCTGCTTCAGGATCCGATGTACGGAAATGGGGTTGCGTTCCCAATTTCTTCATGTCCGTGAATATGTCGGCTTCATAGAATTCAGATATACGCTCTTCCTTGCGGAGCAAGTCGTGTACAACCAAACGAGACGAGATTACTCCATTCATAATATTTGAAGCCATATCAAATCTGCTCAACTCTTCAAGTTGTTGAATTCTATGGTAACGGGACGGCAACACGGTTTGGAATCCCATGTTGTCATCATCTCCTTCTAGAATCGCAATATTTGCAGGAGAGTATATGTACTTAATAATATTAGAAGATCCGTCTTCAATAATCTTGGATAGACTCTTGAATTTGTGTCCATCCAATGTTTCGTAGAACAGAAAAGGGGTGTAGTCTTTTCCTGTTTTAGAGAACGCCTTATTCGTGAGCCAATTAATTGCTTTGAATGGCGTATACGAAGAAGGCAACACAAAGGAGTAATTGTCTGCGGTATTTTGAATGTCCAACTTGTTCAACCATACTGATTGAGGAAAGTGTTTGGTGAACAAGACCTTTATCATTTCGGATACCGATCCACGAACCGAATACCCACAGAATTCAGAGAAATTGAAGTATCCACCTTCACTCATCAAGTGCAGAACATACTGCTGAGTTTTGCCTGTAGCGGAAATCTCCAAAGAGTCTAACTTATAGACTCGAAACATTAACTCAACAGGATTCAGTGCATTAATATCTGACTTAAAGGTAATCTCTATCTTCTCTTGTCCACTAATAGGAAAGCGTTCTGGAAAATTGAATGCGTCTTCTATGTGTAATTTTGCAGTGATGTACGGAGAAAATATATCCTCATATATTTCAATGTAACGAAACAGATTGGACAGATCAATATTGCTTCCATTAGTCAACGAGTGCATCACAAACTTTTCTAGTTTGTAGTCACCCGCCTTCATGTTGTTGGTTCCGTATCCTGATTGGTCTGCCATGATTAAATCCTCAACAAAGATTCAAGTTCGTTCAAGGCAGTCTTTTGAAAACGAGGATGCAGAACCTTGATGGTTCGTACAGAATTATTCTTGGTGTTTTCGTATGTGTAGTTGGATACCGCATATGTGTTCACTGCGGCACCACTTACACCCATATATTTTCCAATATAGGTTTCATACAAATCAACAGTTCCTGATCCTGTGTAACCAATTCCGTCTGTCACCGAATAAGGATATTCATTATCCTTAAAACCAATTACTCCACCCACAACAGAATAACTTGCAGTTTGCTGACTAAGTGAATCCACAGTAAACACAGTGCTTGCACCACACAGTCCACTCACATACGGAATCTCAAAATGATGAACTGCGTCATACGATGGATCTATTCTATGAATATTTACGGAGTAGGTGGTTCCACCCGAAACACCAATAGTTGCGGATCCTGTAGACAACCTCGTACCGTTCACAGTTAGTTTGCACAGTTCAGGAAAGTAGTCCAAAATAGTCACACTCTTTCCGCCCTGCGCGAGTGTTGCCCCACTATCAACCGAAGACTGATAGAAAAATGCAGTGGTTCCACTTGGCGTAGAAGTATAGGAAATATAAACAGAATACCCTGCGTACTTTTTCTGTACATAGTCTTCCAAAACTACTCCCGATTTATACCACCCATGATACGGATCAATAATGTTGTTTACTAATAGAACCAGCCAATGGAATCCAGAATCTCCATAGACTCGTTCTGCAATGTGTTCAGGGCGTTCACCGTCTTTAATACTGTACTCTATAAAAACCGATCCTTCATTCGTCAGGTCTTCACTCAAAGCAACTCGCCGAAGCAGATTTCGCACAAAAACATAGCGAAAATTGTTTCCATCTTTAACAGGATACTGTAGCACTGGAAATTTAGAAAAATAAGTCATCAATAGCCCCTATCTACGGCTTCGCGAGTTAGAATTCCCATTTCAGTGAACTGAAGCGAGAAAATGATTGCCGTTGGAGAGTTGTCTTGAAACGAACTGTATATGGAATTTGGTGTATAGTCAACAGATATAGAGGTAAGAGAACATCTCCCAATAAGTGGCAAATACTCATTCTGAACAAATCCTGCGGCATTTGGATTGGGATTACTAGAGAGAAATTTAATTTCAAACTCACCTGGAACACGAAGAATGATCTGAACTTTGGATGGATCATCGGAACCAACAGCAGGATCTCGCGCAGGATGAGCATGATAACGGAAAGTTTCAACTATGGTTCTTATTTGTTCTACTTCATCCTTTGTCTTGGGATAAAACTCCCAACTAAAGTTGAAGTTTCTGAAGTCTTTCTGCTTGAATAATTTTTCAAGGCGCGGATTAATCACCTTTCCTTGAGCAACAGCACCTGCCTGACCACCACCAATTAAATCAATTCCCACATTCACTCCTGCTTGCGCTGCTTGTGCAGCAGTATCTATAGGATTCACTGAACCTACAACACCACCAGCCACAGCCATGCTAGGATCATCATATTGAAAAGTATCTTCGTTGTTTATCTTTGTGCAGAATGGAAGGTAGATAGAGATCATTTGATCATAAACAGCCTGAGTCTGAAATATTTTACCTAGTCCTGATCCTTGAGCCTCCTTAGCCATAATATTTGCGTTGAGTGCTGATCCTACGATTTGGGTTGTTCCCCCACCGACAAATGGTGCAAATATTCCACCGATAGCGGCAGCAATAACACCAGTAGTAGTAGCAACACTCTTACGAGCAAGGTTAACATCTTCGCTAAGTCTTCCTTCCTGTTGCAATCTCTCTATTTCGTCTGGTCCAATTTTACCTGCTCCATTGGATACTTCAGAACTTATATCAGAAATACGAGTTTGATATGAATTTATAGTTTGTTCTAAAATCTGCTTGGCTTGTTGCGGGTTATTTTGCAACAAGGTTGCCATACTGTCTCTTATGCTTGGATCAACAAGTTTAAGAGTCTCATTACTGTTCATGAGTTCATTTAATGCTGCAATACCTTCATCGGATAAAGGACTTGACATTACATCTGTCTCGTTCCATCGACCGTTTTCAATTAGACTAGCAATGGTTTGTATGTTTCCTAATTTCTTTTGAGTTTCTAACTTAGCATTTTCAAGTGATTCTCTGAGGTCTTTATTCTCCCACCGCCAAAAAACTTTAAACTGCATAACATGAGGAACCTGTCCAGATCCAATCTCTATTGGATATTTTAAAAGAGATGGGCGGGATCGGGAACCTCTCTTGATTGGAGTAAACCCCTCCAGTCTTCTAGAAACATCATCCTGTATTGCCTCTAGGCGAAATTCATCAACAATTCGTCCTGTACGATTGCTGGCAACAAACGGCTTTCCTGTGGTTGTCACTGGAAATAAGGGACTTTGGGCAAACTTGTTGGGTACTAACATCTGAAGTATTCCTCTTGGGCGGTTGGCTACATATTTATGTATGGCATACAAAGGTATTTTTAAACCAGATAACTGCACCAAATACATTGGTGATCCCACAAAGATTACTTATCGTAGTATGTGGGAACGAAAGTTCATGAAGTACTGCGACAGCAGTTCAAATGTGCTTCGGTGGTCATCAGAAGAGGTTGTGATACCGTATATGAGTCCGCTAGACAACAAACCACACCGTTATTTTGTAGACTTCTTGGTGGAGATAAAGACCCCTGAAGGCATAAAAACTTGGCTAGTAGAGATTAAACCAAAGAAACAGTGCACCGAACCGAAGAAGAAAACCAAAGTCACTAGAGGATATATCACAGAAGTAAAAACATGGGTAGTAAATAAAGCCAAGTGGGAGGCAGCAAAACGAGTATCTGATGCCAAGGGATGGGAATTCAAAATATTAACGGAAGACGATCTCTTCAAGAAAAAACCATGATCAGACTAAGCGCACAAGAAGAACTACAAACTCTCATAGAGGAAACCACCTCTGCGCTTGGAGCCACGGATCAAACCTACATCCGTTTTCTGAAACTTCTACAGACTGAAGGCAAACTATCGGTTCCAACCAGAGTAATGCAGGGGCAACTATTATTTTTCAAATACCAACCAATAAGCGAATCTTTCATTGCAAGCAATAAATATTATGATAAGTATCCTCTAGTGCTAGTCACTGAACAGTATCGGGGAGGATTCGAGGGGGTTAATTTACACTTTTTAGATTTAGATCATCGTAAATTCCTATTTGACATCATAATGAGGAATCTGCCAGTCATCAAAAGTCAAGAAGAATGGCGAACACGACTGCGGGTTGATTACGACCGATTGAATGCCAGCAAACGCTACAAGTTTTTCAAACCTTGCTATAGGCGGTACTTGTGGAAGGGCATGAAGAAGCGACCAACTGTGGTTCCGTTTGAAATGTGGGAAGACATGGTAGCCGCAGAACTGCATCGGTTTGTTAACGCCCGTGCGGCAGCAATACACAGAGAGTCAAATCTAAAGGCAATACGAGGAAAATAAATGTCACAAATTCCATCAAACATTAATGAAATATTCGGTAGCGTATTTGCCACAGGTGTTGCGTACAACAACAGATACGAAGTACTAATTAACTACCCACCCGCATTTGTATCCATGAGCAGTGAAACTGCACGGCAGTTGGCTATTCGATGTGATGCAATAACCATTCCAGGTCGTGGATTCTCTACTACGCCATACAGGTTCTATGGACCAGCAAGAAATATGCCGTATGAACCACTGTACAGCGGGGAACTAACAATGTCTGTAATTGTCTCGGATGATCTCCGCGAACGAGCCTTTTTTGAATTGTGGATGAACTCTGTATGCAGTCCGAATGACTACAAGTTCAACTATTATGATCAGTACACAGCACCACTAGTCATCAGCATATTAGACAAGACCAGTGCCGTTAAATATCAAATATTGGTAGAGGAAGCGTATCCCAAAGCAATCGGAGATATACAGTTGGGCTACGACAAAGAGAATGAATTTGTGCGTCAAGATGTCACTATAGCCTATCGAAAATACTCTCCTGTTGAAGTTCGTCCAACTATAGTACCACCCCTCCTATCACGCAACACAGATATTGCTCTAAAAGGACCACCGTCACCCGAAAAAACATTCAGCATCTATTCCCCCACCCCAGGACAATTTTACAGAGTAGGGTCGGATGGAACCGTAAACGGAATATATAACCCAGATTTGGCAAATTCTCTGCAAACAAATCGCAGAATTTGATGATAAATACAATGACTACCGATTGCAATGACTCTATATTAAAGGATTACCATGCCGCGATTGAATTTAGTGAATTCTACCTTACCTCAGTATTCTATGACTCTTCCCATCTCAGGCATGGTTGCCAAATTTAGACCGTTTGTTGTAAAGGAGGAAAAGATCCTTCTTATAGCATTGCAGTCTAAAAATTTGAATCAGATTAACGATGCAATGCGAAATATCATATTGGCGTGTACAAATAATCTGATAGATACTCGCCGTCTTTGTGCAGCAGATGCTGAATACGCATTCTTGCAGATTCGGGGAAAGAGTATAGGAGAAGAAGTAAAACCACAAGTAATCTGCGGCAAGTGCTCCAAGTCCACTAGTATAAAAATTAAACTTGATGAAGTTGCCGTAAAGCAAACAGTCAAACCTAAAGTTGATCCAAACATAAAGATCACAGATGATGTAACCATTATTCTGCGGTATCCGTCTATCCACGATATTGACTACAACAAAGACGAAGTAGAGATTGCGTTCACATTAGCCAAGCGATGCGTGGACGGAATCATCATGGGCGATCAAGTGCATCAGCACAGCGACATTGATCCACAAGAATTGTCGGATTTCATTGACAATATGCTGCCAGATCAGTTTGCTCAGATCATGGAGTTCATGAAGAGCATTCCCGAACTGTACTACTCTTTCAAATATACCTGCCCCAACTGTCAGGAACCCGTGTTGGTTGAGTTGAAAAGTGTGTCTGATTTTTTTCAATAGCCCTCTGCCACAATGATTTGAGGGCGTATTTTCAACTGAATTTCATGCTCATGCAGAACCACAAGTACTCATTGGCAGAAATTGAGGACATGATACCTTGGGAACGAGAGGTATACATACAAATGCTACTTTCTCATTTGAAAAAAGAGAAGGAACAGGCTAACGGAAGAAGACCATTGTGACCCAATTATAATGATATAGAGGGAGTCCTATGGAAACCAATAACGATATTTCAATAGATCCAGAACTTCAATTTGCTCAGAACGATCTACAAGTCGCTGAGAAGACTATTGCTGCACTGAAGAACGGAAGAAATATTCGTGGTAAATTTGTATCCAAAAAAGATTTACCTGCCGCAAAAAAAGCAGCAAACAAAGCACTCGATTCTGCATTAACTCGTATAGCAAAGATAGAGCAGAAAACCCTAATAGCCTCGGCAAAGTCTAAGGCTAAAGCAGAAGCAGAAGCAAAAAAATTACAAAGGGCTGCTGAACAGAAAACTGCCAAAGAACGAAAAGAACAAGAGGCTGCGGCAGCAAAATCTCAAAGGGCTGCTGAACAGCAAACCGCCAAAGCACAAAAAGAACAAGCGGCTGCGGCAGCAAAATCACAGAAACAACAAGACCAAGACTCTGCACAATTAGCAGAAACGGTAAGCACACCATCAACTGCTACCGCCACAATGGATCCTCCAAAATCTGTAATGGAAACAGAAAAAGATGTATCCACTAAAATTGGTCTGCTTGAATCATTAAAGGCACAACGACAGGCTCAAGGATACAAGAGTGATGCCCTTGAAGATTATATTATTGGTACAAGCAAGCAACAGGGAGTTCGTTCCACTGTTGAAGACTATATTCGAGAAAATAAAGAAAAATTCAACCAAGATGATCCTGCTGGTGCTGCTGCATATGAGTTAATGGAAGAAACTGTAGCATTGTCGGAAGCATCATTGGATGCCTCCCATGAAGAAGCAAAGCGTATCTATGCTAATCTGAATTTCATTCGAGAACTTGCAAAAAAGACACAGGGAGATCAGGGCGAAATTGCCAAAAAGTTGCAGGAGATTATTGCTCCTGTAGAAGCCCAACTAAAGAAAAAATCATCATTCAAAGCATTTTTGATGGAAAAGGCTTCAGACTTCAAGAAAACCATTCCTGAAAGAATTGCATCAAAGATTCCTGTTATTGGAGGAATACTCGGAGATTTCTTCCAGCAAAAGCGCATATCACGGGAAAAGATGGAACGCTATACGGGTGGATTGCAGAAACAAATTTCTAGAAGAGGAAGACGAGGCGAAGGTCTTGACATAAGTGCACCAAGTTCACCAAGTGCACCAAAAGGACAAGGATTCTCCGATATAGGAGGAACTCCTGCCGCTGATGTTCCTGGAATGTTTGCGTCTTATGGATCACCACAATCACCTTCTACTGCAACAGGAATTAATTCCACTCTTGGAGAACTGCTCAAAGAGGTTTCCGAAATACGAAAACTTCTGCAAAACAAATTTGCACCAGCAAGCGATACAGAAGAACTAACAAAACGAGAATCTGAACTAGAAGGAGAAAAAGATTCTGAAGAAGGAGGATCTAAAAAAGGTTCAGGAATAGTATCCAAGGGCTTCAAGGCTATTGCAAAACTGTTTGGATTTGGAGATAAAAAAGAATCATCACTTGCTAAAGCAGCAACATCTACTGCAACATCTACTGCTATGGATATAGGCAAAGAAGCATTAAAGATAGGGGGAGGTGGCGCGGTTGCTGGAGGTGCATACGCAGGGGGAAGCGCGTTACTAGGAGGAGGAGCAGGAGCAGGAGCAGGAGCAGCAGCAGGAACAGGAGTAGGAGCAGGAGCAGGAGTAGGAGCAGGAGGAGCAGCAGGAGCAGGAGGAGCATTAGCATCAGTAGGTTCTGCTCTTGCTGTTATTGGCACAGCCCTGGGAGGTATACTAATTGGCGGTGGTGTGGCATACGGGATCAACTCAGCCATTGATGCCGCGTTTGGTACAAACCTGGCTGAACTCATGTTGCAATCAGACACCTATACAGGTGCGGATATACAACGCGATGCGAAATTTGATAGAGATGTAAAAATATCAGAAGCCAAACAGAAAAACGAAACATCTACTCCAGAATACATTTCTAAAATGTCTGAAGATCCTAGAAATCTTCAAAAACTTGTATCGGAAAAAAAGATTACGGGCGAACAGGCTCTAGCCAAATTAGCGGAATTCGAACAAAAAAATGGAGCAGGAGCAGACACAAATGTTATTCGTGAAAACATAACAAACACAATGAATGCAAAACCATTAGTGGAAGATGGTAAAACTAAACCTGCAAAAATCGCTGATGCAACTTCAGGATCAACTACTGCTGTAAAAGCAGGAGAATCTGCAACCGCTACTGCAAACATTTCTGGTGCTACCAATTTTACAGTAGATCATCCAGTTATAAAAGAGTGGATAGACAAACAAAGACCCGAACTAAGGAATATAGAACGAGCAAAATTTAATGCTCTGTCAACCACAAAAAAGAATCAACTAGGACGGCACCTTACACGCACGGCAAAGAATCCTGATGGAAGTTCCTACTCCACAGAAGGAGGAATAGACGAAGTAGAAATACCAACGGCAGAAGAAATGGCAGAAATGTCGCCCGAAAGAAGGGAGTTCTACGAAGAATTAGCCGAAAAGAAGGCAAGGAAATCTAATCCCCCAACTGTAAATATAGTACCGTTTGATAAAAGTCCTGATTTTATGGAACCAGAGGGAGGAACTCTTACAAAGGAAGCAGCAGGAGGAGCAGAACTACTAAGCGGCTCAACTACTGCTGTGAACGCAGGGCAATCCGCAACCGCTGCTGCAAAGATTCCTACACCCCCAATGTCCGCTCGAAGAACGGATTCAGTAAAACTACCAACGGCAGAAGAAATGGCAGGAATGTCGGAAGAAAGAAGGGAGTTCTACGAAGAATTAATTGAAATGAATGCAATGAAATCTGGTACCTATGTCGGCAGGAAACCCGATGGAAGCGGAGGAATAGAAACCGACCCTACAGGTACTATTGCAAAGGATCCTACTTATCAAAAAGAAGTTGATGCTATTAGTGCTATTCGGGAATCAATGAAAGGTGGAGGAGCAGGAGGATTGGGTATAAGCGGTAAACGCAGTACGCAGGATTCCAATTACACTACGGGAACTATTGCATCTCCTGCTGCTACGCAGGATCCCAATCATCCCGATTACGATCCTCCTTCCACTAAGGGAACTATTGCATCTCCTGCCACAGCAAACACAACTGTTGGTAAAATGGTTGATCAGGTCGCAGAAGAACAAAACAATTTAAATCAGGCTAAGAATGGGTCTGCTCCCGCAGGAAGCAACACCAGCAACACTTCGAATGTACAGAATAAGATCAGTAACACAACAAACAACTTTAATGATGATATTAGAATTCGTAATAACGAACCAACTATTAAGCAAATGCAAGCAAGTACAATTACCTTTTAAAAAAACAAAGAGGCGCACCGAAGTGCGCCCCTTTATTGCGAAACCGAAGGTCATGAGTATTTAGTCTTCGCTTGCCAACTTCTCGAAGTAAGAAAGTGCGTCTTCGGTATCGTCATCAGTGCTTTCCTTCACAGGCTTCTTTGATTGTGGTGCAGCCTTCTTTAC